TAGCAGAGTATGGTATTACTAAAGGTACACTAAAGCAAGAACAAGCCCTTATAAAAGGTCGTATAGCAATAGGAACTACCTTTATTGGAGCAGCTGCTGCTGCAGCTTATGCTGGTAATCTATATGGTGACTTACCATTTGATAAAGAAACTAGAGATCTTTGGAGATTACAGGGTATACAGCCATATTCATTCAAAGCAAGAGTAGGAGATCGTGATGTTTACATATCTTACAGAGATGTAGAGCCTTTTAACACATTATTAGCTGCTACTGCTAACTTTGCTAACTATCAACACGTACTTGGCACAGATTGGCGAGATGAATGGGGTGAAAAGCTAGTATGGATGGCTACAGCAGTCTTTGTTGATAAGTCTATGTTAGCTGGTGTAGAAGATCTTGCTGTATTATTAAATGCAGACTCTGCAGGTGGTCAAGTTAGTAACATATTTACACGAGGTCTACGTACTATGGCCCCAGGATATGGTATTTTAGGTCAACTTGGTGACATTGTAGACGCTAACGAGAAAGAAGCTAATACATTTTTAGAGACTTTACGCAAACGTGACTTTATATTTAAGTCTACCATACCTCCTAAGTATGATATATTGGCAAAAGATAGGTCAGGTGTACCGTATGTAGCACCTGTAGGTAGTCCTTTTTGGCGTATATTTAACTCATTTAGCCCTATTGCTATAACAGCACCTGACGGGGACTTTGTAAAAGAAGGATTGATGGAGATGAGCTTTAATTTACCTGAGATTATGGACACATACAAAGGTGTAAAGCTAACTTCCAAAGAAAAATCTGAGTTATCTAAGTATATGTCTATGGGTGATCTTAGAGAAAGGTTAGAAAACATCATGCGTGAAGGTGGTACATGGAGAAAAGAACTTGATTTATATAAGAGTAGAGGTTTACGTCAGACCGAGTTCAAACTATATGAACAAAGATTTTATAGATTGATTGCTGAAGAGTTTAGAAGAGCTAAAAAAATAGCTTGGGCTGAACTACGTAGAAACAATCCAGATTTAGATCTTAAGTTTAGAGAGAGAACAGATCAAAGGTTGATAGGTAAACAAGGTAATTATGATGCAATAGAAAACTTAATTTATAAATTTCCAAAATAACATTGATTATCAATGGCAGTTACAACTAAAAAAACTTTTCCTGCCACGACTAATGCTACTACAACAGTATTTAGTCCTGTCAGTATACAACTGAATAACCAAGATGATCTAGATGTTTATGTCACATTGTCGGGTGGTACTAGAGTGCTGCAGTTACGTCAAGCTACAGCTAGTACTGCACAATCTAGTCACCCACAGGTGAACAATACAGACGGATTATACTTTCCTCCCGTTACAGCGGGTACAAATTTAATAAACTACCAACTTTCCAGCGATAACAACACCATTACTTTTAACTCTGCACTACCTCAAGGTGCAATAGTATTTTGCGAGCGTAGAACAAGAGATGCAGATAGTGCTTATACAACTTTTGCAAGTGGCAGTACAATTAGAGCTACAGATCTTAATAACTCAGCTACTGAATCTAATTTTACAGCACAAGAAGCAAGAAATAAGGCGTTTGATTTAGAAAATGCTTTATTTAGTGGTACTCAACCTACAGTAAATGGTGTACCTCAACCATACATATCATCTACACAGATTATAGATGGAGCTATACAAAATGTAGATATTAGTTCTACTGCAGCTATAGATGGTACAAAGATTAATCCTGACTTTGGTAGTCAAAATATAACAACTACTGGCACAGTTAATGGGGTATCAACAACAGAACTATCAATATTAGATGGTGCAACTGTTACAACAAACGAGTTAAATATACTTGATGGTGTCACATCGACAGCATCTGAGTTAAATATACTTGATGGTGTAACAGCTAATGCAACTGAAATAAATAAATTAGATGGTTTAACTGCAACTACAGCAGAACTAAACCAAGCAGCTGGTCTAAATGCTGGTATACAAACACAGTTAAATGGTAAGCAACCATTAGATGCTGAATTAACAGAATTAGCTACGATGGGTAGCGGTACTGCAAGTTCGTTAGCTGATTTAAGCTCTGCTGAAGTACAGACATTAGACGGTATTACCGCATCTACAACTGAACTAAACTTGTTAGATGGTAAAAGTGTAGTCACATCAATTACTGGAAGTGCAACTGATACACAGTTACCTACAGCTCAAGCAGTTAATGAAAGAGTGGTGGAGCTAGTTACAGAGGTTGGAGGATTTACTCCTATAGCTAATGAAACAAGTTTTCCTGCAACTAACCCAGACATCAATGATGGTGCTGGAACTATTGTTAGTGTTAAAGCCTTAGCATCTGATCTTGTTTCTAACAGTAGTGGTGTAGCTACTATTGCAAACGGAGCTGGTACTGGAAATACTGTAACAATAAATGGTTTGTCAGCTAGTTCTACAATAGCAGCTGGCTTAGGTATATTAGTAGAAACAACCTCTACACTACATACATATACATTTCATAGAATTAATATAGATGCAACAGGTGTTAGTAATGCACAAACACTTGTTAATGATTTCAATGACAGGTATCAAATAAGTGCTAATGCTCCTAGTGCTCACCCAGATGGTTCGGCACTACAAGATGGTGATTTATGGTTTGATACATCTACAAATATAATGAAGGTGTATGATGCTGGTAACACTCAGTATGATGCTGTAACTTCTGTTGGAGACTTTAAATTACTAACAGTTGTCCCTGATGGAGCTACATCTGGCAGTCCTACATTTAATGGTAACATTGTATCATATGATTTAAGAGATGGTAATGTAGCTGCTAACGTGACAAGCGTTGGACAACTAATAGTTAGTCTCAATGGTGTTGTACAGAAACCAAATGCTGGATCTTACAATGCAAGTAATGAAGGATTTTACCTAGAGGGTAGTAACGGAATCAAATTCTGTACAGCTCCAGCAGCTGGATCTAGCTTATTTGTAACACTAATTGGTGCAGCTACAGCTATAGGTACGCCTAACGATAACACAGTAACAGAAGCTAAATTAACATCTGATTCTGTAAGTGAATCTAAGTTAAAGGTAAGTAATAGTCCAGTTAATGGTTACTTCTTATCTGCACAATCTGGTAACACAGGTGGTTTAACTTGGGCACAAGTAAATACAGAGTTAGTTGGTGATGCCTCTCCACAACTTGGAGGTGACTTAGATGTACAATCTAGTAAAATTACTACATCAACAACTAACGGTAATGTTAAAATAGAACCAAATGGCACAGGTGTTGTAGAAGTACGTGGTGCTGGAGGTAGTGATGGTACATTACAACTAAACTGTTCTGTACAAAGTCATGGTGTAAAAATTAAGTCTCCACCTCATAGTGCAGGTGCAAGTTATACATTAACTTTACCTAATAATATAGTCAATGGTCAGTTCTTAAAAACTGATTCTAGTGGAAACCTTAGTTGGGCTGCTGTAGATTTAACAGCTCTTAGTGCGTCTAACTTAACATCTGGTACAATACCTGATGCAAGATTTCCTAGTACATTGCCAGCTTTAGATGGATCAAACCTTACAGGTTTAGCATCAACAGTAGCTGATGGGTGTGTTTATGAAAACTCACAAACTATATCCAACAACTACACAGTAGGGACAAACAAAAATGCTTTTAGTGCAGGGCCAATCACGATAGCAAGCGGTGCAACCGTAACAGTACCTTCGGGTAGTACATATACAATAGTTTAATTATGCCAATACAAATTAATGGAAATGGTACTATCACAGGTATTTCTGTTGGTGGTTTACCAAACGGTATAGTAGATACCGACACGTTAGCTGCTGGTGCAGCAACAAAAGCTAAAAGAACATACGGATCTGGTGAAATAATACAAGTAAAAACTGATATATTAGATAGAAGTTATATGGATATTAATACAACTGAAACTGAGCATTTTGGTTCAGATTTAGAGGTAAGTATAACTTTTAGTTCTACAAATAATAAATTTCTTGTAACAGCTTTCTTACCAGATGTATGGAATAGAGGTTATACAGGAGATAGAGCATTACATGCTGGTTTTTCTTACTCTACTGATAACTGGTCAAATAGTATTGTATTAGGAAATGCGTTTCCTATATCAGATTATATTGGTTGGGATGGTGCTTCTAGTTTAAACGATGCGTCTTGGAGTACAAGTGGTAATTGTCCTACTACATCAGCTTGTAAAATTAGAACTAGATTTAAAGCGGTAAATGGTGATACTCGTGTTTTTGCTAACAATATGGGTGTTGCACATTTAACAGTAATGGAGATAGCAGCATGAGTATAAAATTAAACGGATCAACAGCTGGTTCAGTTTCTTTAGACGCACCAGCTTCTACAACAAGTAGTGCAGATATAACATTTAAATTACCTGTAGCTGACGGTTCGGCAAATCAACTTTTAAAAACTGATGGTTCTGGTCAACTTAGTTTTGACTCAACAAATGTAGCTATAAATTCGTCTGGAATTGTAACTAAATCTAACCAGCCCGCTTTTACAGCAACCACTAATGCTGAATATAATATTTCAAGTAATAATGTATTAACATATAATAATGTACAAACTAATAACGGTAATCATTATAATGGCTCTACAGCAACCTTTACAGCACCTGTAACTGGTATATATTATTATGCTTTTGATTATTATGCTCAAACTAACAACACAGCTAGAGCTGTGCTTAAAAAAAGCACAAATAATGGTAGTTCTTTTAGTACTTTTAGGTATGGTTGTAGAGTAAGTAATCCTAGCAATTATGTATCGGCATCTACTGTTGGTGTCATTGCACTAAATGCTAACGATCAAGTAAGATTAGAACACGAAGATGGTATTGTTCATATAAACAATCCTTTTAATTTCTTTTCTATGCACTTAATAGGTTAGATTATGAGTAAAATACAAACAAATACAATACAACACACTGCAACTGGTGCAGCTGAGTTTACACTACCTACAGCAGATGGTACAAATGGTCAAGTATTAAAAACCAATGGATCAGGTGTTTTAAGTTTCGGTACAGATCAAGGCGGTAAAATTTTACAAGTTGTTAATACAACGTATAATGATAGAACTACTATAGCTTTAACTAATGCTTATGCTAACAATAGCTCTTATATTTACTACTATACACAACTAGATACTACTATTACAACAACTCAAGCTAACTCAAAAATATTAATTAGTGGTGCTTCTTCTGGTGAATTTACTTCTGATAATCATTTATTTGGTTATGTAATGGCTTCAACTATTGGAGGAACAACAGCACCCATTGAGTCCTTAAGAGCTTCGGCAGATTCAAATACTAATAGACCTAGATTATCATTTTTACCTTGTATAAATTATCATGGAAGTGATAACGACTCAACACTAGCAACAACTCCATTTTCAAATTTATTTTATGCACCAAATCAAGCAGCTGGAACAGCTATAACTATAAGATTAGGTATTACGACTAATCTTTATAGCAGTCAAACTTTTTATGCAAATCAAATTGTATCATCAGTTAATAGTAGTGAGTATGAGCATGCGGTTAGTCACATGACATTAATGGAGGTAGCATAATGGCATTAACAAAAATAAACTCAGCTGGTGTTAAAGACAACGAATTAGTAAACGCTGATTTACACACAGCTGCAAACATAGATGGTTCAAAACTAGCTGATGATTCTATATCTTTAGCTAAGTTAGAACACGGTACATCAAGTAACAACGGTAAGTTTTTACGAGCTAATAATGGTGCTGATCCTTCTTTTGAAACTGTAGATTTAGCAAACTTAAGTGCTAGTAATTTAACATCTGGAACTATACCAGATGCTAGATTTCCTTCTACTTTACCAGCAGTTAGCGGAGCAAACTTAACAGGTGTATCCTCTCCAGAAGTGTATGGTTTCAACACAGACTCTAATGGAAACTTAATAGTCACTACTACAAACGGTGGTGCAGATAATATCTCAGGTACAGCTTTTGATGCTTTTGACGATGTTATTTTTGCAGCTACAGGATTTACATTTTCTGTAAATGCAAACGGTAAATTAATTGCAACAATTTAAAATGGCAACAATAGATTTAGGCAAAATTAAACAGGTCTGGCGAGGTACTTACAATAACTCGACAGCTTATACAGTAGATGACGTTGTTGAATATACAGATGGAGGTATTTTATCTTCTTATATATGTGTAGCAAACTCAACAGGCAACGCACCTTCTAGTGGCGGTACAGCACACGCTAGTTGGAACTATATGACAAAAGGAGCAGTTACACCAACAGTACCAACAAATGGTTTAAAATTTTCTGGAAGTAATAGAACAGTATATAGAATACTTGATTTTGGAAATTCAGAAATAACTAACCATTCTTATACTGCTGTTGTAACCTTAACTCTTCCCCAACTTACAACAGATTGTCAAATTATGGTTTTCTTTAGTGAAAACAGATACGAACAAAGTTGGAATATAACAGCAGGTATGCACGTTTATAGCACAACTGGTACAGCTACTGGTGAAGTTGAATTAACTCGAACATATCAAGCTTGGGAAAACAGTTCCAGTTCTTATGGATCTAGTGTTCAAGGTGCATTAAATAGTAGTACTTGGTATCATAATCCACATAGTTCTTATTGCATAGATTTTAGTGCTGGACAGACACCTTATTTTGCTATTAAAGGAGTAAGATTTGGTAACTCAAATGCATACAGACTTGGATTTAATGGTGCAAGTTCAATCATAGCAGTTATAGTAGAATCATGACCCCAACAGAAATTAAAAACTTACTTACACTAGGTACTGCAATATCAAGTATTGCTAAAGACTTAGGTAAAAGCGACCCATGTGGATGGGATTATATGATAAAAGATCAGTTGTTATCAAAATTAACTCATTACAATGATAAAGGAGAAGAGGTATCTACTCCTTCCGACTTTCCATCTAATGATGAGATTCTAACTAGAAAAGCAAAAATGGATGCTTTAGCTGATGCTGGTAAAACATTTGAAGAAATAGTAGCTACTACTTCTTGGAGCTAGTGAAAATACCCACCATAGTATTACCTGACCCAATACCACTTAAAACAATATCTATACCGCTACCCACAGCTGACGTTCCTAGTTATGTACCTTTGGTAGTACCTCCTAGCGATCTTAGAGAGCCAGAGGGTACAGAACCAGAGGCTACAGAAGAAGCACCTACTGGCATAAGGCAGGTTGACATACCGTTTACGGATTTTAAAATGCCTTTACCAGAAAACGAAATACTTATAACGGCTTCTACTACAGCAGTCGTTTCTGTAGCTGCAACCCTAACTGCAACAGCAGCTTTTAAATGGGTTGTTACAGCTATGAAACCAATACTTAAAACAGCATGGAAGAAGATAAAGTTATCAAAGGACAACCCAAAAGTTTTACCAAAAAACTAAAAGATGTTGTAGAAGATAAAGAACATCAGATAGAAATATTAGGTACTTTTGTAAGACTAGGTGTAGTAGTATGGTCTGGATTTATTATTACCATGAACTATGTAGATATACCTATGGTTAAAAAATCTGGTAACTCAGATATAACTTTCGTGGCCAGCGTTTTTACTGGAGCACTTGCTACATTTGGTCTTACTACTGGTAAGAACGGTGGAAGCAAACCTCCAATATGTCCTATGGCAAATAAAGACAAACCAAAAACATGAGAAAATTACTTATTGCTATGCTACTGCTACCTGCAGGTGCATATGCTAATACTGTTACGCCTCAGTTTACCACAGGGTCGATGAACTCAACGACCACAACCACACAGACTATAACCGAAGTAGAACAGCGTCAAGT